TCTACACCATCGTGACGCCGCTACCCGATCCCAAGCGCCGCCAACTGCTGTGCATGTGCACGCAAGGGGTGAAACAGTGATTCACAGCCACCTCGACTTCTCAGGGCTTGCCAGCCTGGAAGAAGACCTAAAGCAACTCACACGGGCCGAAAACGACCGTGTACGCCGCCAAGGGGCTAGGGCAGGCGCTGGGGTAGTGCGTGACGAAGCCCGCCGACGTGCTCCAAAGCGAAGCGGCAAGCTGGCAAAGAACATCGTAGCTGTGACCGCCAAAGTCTCGGAGAACAGCCGGGCAGCGGCAGGGGTACGTGTGCGAGAGCGGGGAAAAGCCAGCGACCCGAGTAACGCCTTCTACTGGAAGTTTATTGAATTGGGCACGTCCCAACTTCCACCAGCGCCGTTTATCAGGCCAGCCTTCGATGCCGTTGAACAGCAGGCGGGTGACGCGGCCATCGAGAAGATCACCCATGCACTTGATAAGGTGCTGACGAAATGATTCAGGTGGACATTTATCAGGCCATCGAAGAGCTGGCAGAAGGGCGCGTATTTGCGCTGGTAGCCCCCAAAGGCACGGCGGTGCCCTACCTGGTTCACTCGCTGCCCAGCCGCAACAGCGACGACACGATAGCGGGCATGGGCGCTACGAGGGCAAGCGTTCAGCTAGACGCCTACGCCCATTCACAGCTTGAAGCGGACCAACTGCTGGAAGCCGCGATTGATGCGTTAGACCCGCTAGACCCCGGCGAGTTAACCCAACTGCAGGATTACGAAACCGACACTGCGCTCTACCGAGCCACCGCAGAGCTCACGATCTGGCACTAGCCAACCAGCAACACACTCCCGCCGCCGGCGGGTTTTTTTATGCCTAGGAGGCCACCATGGCACGTAAAGCTAAATACCAGTTAACCGCCGGTACCATCGTGCGCGTTAGCGCTGCAGCCGTTAATTCGATCGATGAGACGGTTGCCGAAGATGGTTGGAAGAAAATCTCCACCACGGCCAAAGAGATCAGCTACACCGGTGGGCAAAAGTCAGATCTCGATATGACCGTTTTGGAGAGCGATGAGCAGGAGATGGAGAACGGCCTGCGTGGCATGGGCGAGCTCACGATCAGCGGTAACTGGAAACCAGAAGACGAAGGGCAGGATAGCCTGCGCGCAGCGGATGCAGATGACTCCCTGCGATTGCTTGAAATCGAATTCAAGACTGGTAACAAAGTGCGGCTTTTAAACCAGGTGCGTCAAGACAGCTGGAGCATCGCCCAAAACGGCGTGGCCAGCGGCACCTTCAACCTACGCGTGATCGGCAAACCAGTGTATGAACCCGCCACCGCGCCGGTAGGGGGCTAATCCATGGCAGCGCGTAAAAAGCCCGACGCCCTAGACCCCCGCCAGGCGCTACTGCAGCCCCTGGCGGGCTATCGCCACAAAATCATGGACGTGCCCACCAGCAGCGCCAAAGTGATCGTGCGCGAGCCAAGCGGTGATGACTGGTTGATGTGGCAATCGCAGTTGCAGGCCGTAGCCGGTGAAGACGTGAGCGAAGAGAACGCCGATGAGGTGGCGGCGCGTATCACCGAAGCCAACGACCACACGCCAGAAGCAACTCTGCTGGTACGTGTGTTGATTCATCCTGACACCTACCAGCGCGTGTTCACGGATGACGATGTCTCCGTAGTGGCCAGCCAGTGGGGGCCAGTATACGGGCGCTTCCTAAATGCCGCGTTCGAGCTAGCAGGTATCGCCACGGCCAAGCCAGTCGAGGACGCAAAAAAAAACTAACCGACCAGCCGGGGCTTCTGTTTCAGATGACCCTGGCGTTAAGGCTAGGCAAAACCCTGGCAGAGCTGGCAGGCCACCATGCACCGATGACGGCCCGCGAGCTAATTTACTGGATGGCGTTTGACCAGCTATCACCGATCAGCGACCGCCGTGGCGACGTGCACGCCGCTCAGATCGCCACCGCCGTGTACCAGTCGCAAGGCGCGAAGGTCGATTTTGAAGACGTACTGATCGACTGGGGAGGCAGCGACACCACCGAAGGCGTTGAAGACGATGAGGCGCTGGAGACGTTGTTTGCGGCGCTTTCAAAAGGATAACGAATGATTTGCCCTGGCATCCGCTGGGGTTTTTTATGCGCCATGCCCGGCGCGATAACCACAGAGCCTCATCAGAAAGAGCCCCGGAGAGCATCAGCTATCTCTGTGGGGCTGGTGTTTCTGGGCAACGGGGCTCTTCCTCATGAGGTAACTGAAATGCCAAATGTCATAACTGAAGTCGAATACGCCCATATGGTAGCCGCCGACAATGGTGAGCCAATCACTACATCGTTAAAAGTCGCTGAGTATTTCAATAAGCGTCATGCTGATGTGCTTAGAGCGATTCAATTCATTGATTGCTCTCATGATTTCAGCCAACGCAATTTTGCGTTGGCTGAATATCGAGACCGCCAAGGTAAGCCTAGATCAATGTACAGCATGACCAAGGATGGTTTTATCTTCCTTGTCATGGGGTTCACAGGTAAGAAGGCCGCTTACATCAAAGAGGCCTACATCAACGCCTTCAACTGGATGGCAAGCCGCCTTAACACCTATGAGCGCCGTCGGAATGAGGTCGTCGCTCTGTTCAAGGCAGAGCAGCACACCGGCAGCGTGTGCGGCCGCGGCCTGAATCGCTGGAAGTATGTGAGGCGCGATCTAGAAGATGAGATGGATAAGATTGAAGTAGAGGGTCAGCTAGCGATCCCGTTCTGTGACTTGCGCCGCGAAGCCTCTAATGATGAAGGGGGTTATCCAGCGATCAACAGAATGTAGCTTTAAAGCGATGGTTTGGTAACGGGCGCAATTTTGCGCCCGTTGATGACCACTACTTTCTCCCAGCTTTGGGAGAAAGCTATTTAGCTTTAAATAGTCTTTCGAACGCCTATCACCGCCACGACCTTTGGTTTCGGATTTTACCGAAACCAAAGAAAAGTCTTGATTTTCCTCGAAACCGTACTTATCAATGCGGTGGCGAATCCATTTCCGGGAAATGCCGAAAGAAGGTTTTGCCCAGAATTGGGGAAAACACCGAACCTGGCTTTTACTCAAATTTGAGTAAAAGGCTGTGTGTATGATTGATTTGCCAAGATTGGCAAATCCTTGCATTGGTTTCACATTTCTGTGAAACCAATGCAAAATATTGATTTTATTGAAATTTAAATTTTTCAATGATGCTCTCGACGAAGTGATTTGTTCGGTAGATTCCGAAGCAAAGTCTAAAGCGGCATGCTACGCAAGATTGCACAGTCCGCTTGACGCCTGCGCTATCGTGAGTCACTATCACTTTGCCACTGCAAATTCAGTGGCCGGGTGTGCAAGCCCGAACAGAACGTATGGCGCACAGCGCCTTGAGCGCTTTTTTTGTGCCTGCCAGTTATGGCGGGCCGTGCGTGGGAGCCTTCGGGCTGCCGGGTTGCCTACGTTCCCCGGTCTTGCACACCTGCGTACGGTTCGCCCCCAATCAAGTGCAAGTGACGGGCGGACTCCATAAAAACGAGGAGTCTCACTATGTCAGCGATTACCGACTCACCTGTTTCTATCGATTTCCATGGATCAGAGATACTGACGTTTAACGTTGATGGCGTTGTTCGCGTAGCTATGAAGCCAGTTTGTGAGGGAATTGGCCTGCAGTGGCAAGCGCAGTTCAATCGTATCAGGCGTCATCCGGTGCTTTCGAAAGGGGTATCTGTCATGGATATACCTTCAAAGGGCGGAGTGCAGAAATGCGTCACGCTACCTTTGAATAAGCTCAACGGTTGGTTGTTCGGTATAGATGCAATGAGAGTCAAGCCAGAAATCCGCGATAAGCTCATAGGGTATCAGGAGGAGTGTTTCGAGGTTCTCAGCAATTACTGGCAGAAGCGTAGTGGAGTGGAAGTGGTGGCCTCCCAAGTCGCGGTGCCCATAGAAGAGGATCCTTCTAAAGATCCCAGCGTGCGTACTTGGTCAGAGGCAGCGATGTACAGACTGATTGGTACCAAACGCTTTAGCTGCAGTATGGAGCCTGATGGTCGTTTGCTGATCCGCGAGATTGAGAAAGGCGCTTTTACGATGACGCCCGAGCATATGCCGGGTTGGATACGCGACCCAGCGGGTTGTCCATCGCACATTATCCCAGAATTGCTGGGAGCGATTAGCCAGCGCCTGGGTGGGCGATTGCGCCACTAACCCTAGCCAAACTTAATTAAGTGCGCTACGTTCCCTGTTGGGGTGACTCAACGGGGATTTTGTCGTGGCTGAATATTGCAGAAACTGCGCTGCCAAGTTGTTTGGAGAGAAGGCGGCAGCCAAGCATTATCGAGGCATCTGCAAAAAGGGCGAGACATATATGGAGCTTTGTGAAGGCTGCGGCGACTTTGTTGAGTTGGATCATACAGGCTGGCGTGTGGGAACACGGGTGGAGAATGATGAAGCTCAACAAGGTTTTTTTGCTGCTATTGGCCGTTCCATTAAGCAGTTTTTCAAAGGACTCTTTTACAAATGAACAAGCAGTGGATTTGTTAATTACTAATGCCGATGAAATTGCCATTGTTGCGCGTATGGGTGCCAATTGCGCAGAGTCGATTGATGGCGGCTTCTTCAATACAGCATGGGAAAGATGTTCAAGGTTTACGCCTGCTTTTACTGATGTTTATGAAAATAACAAAGCAGCTTTTGAGTATTCATTTAACGAACACGATGGTGGAATATCATCCTTCTGCAGCCAAAGTGAAGATCTTCGTGCTGTATGTGCTGATGCTGGTGTGATGTTTGATAGTTATCAAAAGGCGGGTATTTATCGTGACGGCTCAGGTGATAGTGGTAACCTGAGTTTAAGATGACACACTTGATGTTGGCTGTATAGGGCCT